TCAGCACCTACAGCGCCTACTGCACCGAAATCAGCACCTACAGCGCCTACTGCACCGAAATCAGCACCTACAGCGCCTACTGCACCGAAATTATCACCACCAGCGCCTACTGCACCGAAATTATCACCACCAGCTATACCGGCTAATTCATCTACTGCGCCTAAATCAGCGCCTACTGCGCCTAAATCAAACCCGCCAGCTAATTTAAATGTAAAACCTACGCCTAAAGCGGCTTTAAATAAAGCAATAAGACAACAATTAATTAAAGAAGCGACTGAAAAAGCTGCAGCAACTGCCGCTCAAATAAATGCCGGAAAAACTGCAAAAGCATCTCTAGCAGCGGCTGAAAAAGCCGCATCAAAAGCCGCATCAAAAATAGCCGCAAAACAAGTGGCAAAAGCAGCTGCAAAGTCCGCCGCTAAAAAATTGCCATTTGGCCTTGGCCTTATACCTGCTTTAGCTTTTGCAGTAAGTGAAGTTATGCAAGGAGATTTCACAGGCGCCGCAATGGAAATTGCATCTGGCACAGCGGCAATTTTGCCGGGACCAGGAACAGCTGCATCAGTCGGTATTGATGCGGCTATTTTAGCTAGGGATTTAAATAGCACAGACCCAAATGTTGAAAAAAATGAAAAAATAGAAAAGGCCAAAAAAGATTCGGTTCAAACCAAATTAAATGAATTTGATGCCGACCAGGCTAAAAAGAAAACATTGTTAATACACGAAGCTTCTAAAGATGTTGCTAAAAGAGCTGACTATGAAAAGGCCGGCATTGCCGCAAAAGAATTAGTAAAAAAAGTAACTATAACTAAACCTGTGATATCTTCTAATGAAATAATTATAAATGTAGCCCAGCAAAAAATATCGGCAAATCTTTCAAATGATCAAACCAATTTATCACAAAGGTTACAAGAAGCCCAGGGAACTTTTGATGAAGTAAAACAGCAGGCAAATACTACTGTAATAATGCCTGCTGTTCCAAATAATATTGATAATAGTTCAACTAGTGTTAGTCATACAACACTTACTGCATCAGGGTCTAGCTCAATAGATAGATCCGATAAAGTAGTGCCCATTTAATCACTCATCAACTTTGAAAAATATGACATAGTGTCATCATCCTCTGTTGACGTTACTGTATCTAGTGAAATATCAGCTGCATTAATGGTTTCTTCTGCAGCAGCTTTATAAGTTGGCGCTGTTGCTTCTTCACCAAGACTTGCTTCTTGTGCTAAGCTCGGTGTACCCATTGTTGCATTAGCTTCTCCTAATACTGATGTAAGTTTAGCACTCAATTCATTATAAGTTTTATATGATGACGGATCAGTAAATTCAGCCAAGCCGTGAATCTTATTATAAATTGCCTCTAGCTCATCATCATCTTGGGACAATGGCTCTTGCCGTGAAAATTCGGATTTATCGTAATTACGATAACCTTCAACATCACGGATTTTAAGCTTGAAATTTGCGCCAGTCCAAAAATCAAATGGATTAATTGGATCTTCATCATCAAATTCCGGTTGCATAGCATCCATCAATTTATCAAAGATTTTTTTACCATATTGATATAGAAATACTTTGCCTTCATTGGCAGGATTGCCTGGATCACTTACAACATAGATGTTTGATACATAATGAAGCCGCCGCTTTTGTTTACGAGCAGTTTCTTTATCCGCTTCTAAACCAGTATTCCACAAACGCGAATTGAGTTCACCTACCGGATCGTTTTGGCCAATTGAAGTAAGAGATTTTTCAATATACCATTTACCTGTCGGGCCCTTGAATCCATGATCCCAATAGCGAACCCACGGAAGGTCTGTACCCTCAGCCGCCGGAAGAAAGCGGATAATAGCATATCCATTATTTGCTTTATCTACTGTTGGTTTCCAAATACGATCGTCTGTATATTTGTTATTTGATTGGCCACCACCAACAGCTTCGGCTGCCGCGACTAGTTTAGTGATATTTGAGGTATTACGTTTTAGTGATGCGAATGACATTAATATTTCTCCATATGTCTGTAGTATTAACTGTATTATTATAGTATGTTTGTGTCACAATGTACACGCTTTATTTATAATTATTCAAAGATAAGTGCGTTTTGTTTTGGTAAAAAGTTTAAAGATTGTGCTTCAGCTTCTACTTTTTCTTTAATAACCGGTGAGATATATTTTTTTACATCTTCTGGGTCAATGCCTGTTTCTTTACAAGCTTCTACAATAGCATCAATCCAAGTTAATTTTTTTTGAATTGCATGCTTTTCAATAATTTTAGTAAATTTAGATTTATTCATAAATTCTTTATCAATAATTGGTTTATCAATCATTTATCTAAAGCCCTCAATATAAGTGTTGCATTATTCATACGGCCATTTGCCGCACTATTTTTGGTAGTTAAATTAGACCATTCTTTATTAATCTGATTAATAGTTTTCTTTAAAACAATATTTAAGAATTCGGCTGGTTTACGCAATGTTGTACAGCGTGAAAGCTCAACATCAATTCCACGGATTGTAGAACCAGATACTTCAAATCCATTAGGTCTATCTGAAACTAATTCGGTTAGTTTTTTATATTTAGTATTAAATACATATATGCGTCTTGCCCCAACTATCATTGAAGGATTAATTGAAGATATTTTAAAGGTAGTATCTTCTTTTTGATAGGTTAGTTTTTCTACTTGTTTATATGCAGATTTTACTTTTGGCTTTCGGGCTTTACGTGTTGCTTTCTTTGAAGCTAAATACTTTTCTGCATCATCAACAAGAGTTGTAAAAAATTCTAAATATTTTTTCCGGGTTTTAACTGGCATATAAGAATAAGCCTCAACTAAATCTTCGCTTTTTTTATTAACAAGTTCAGCAATTTCTTCTTTTTGAGGAGTATAATAATCTAATATATGTTTTGCAGTAATGCCTGCAGCATCAGCAGCTTTTAATTGAGTAAATAATGAATATTCGGATTGGGTTTCCCAATCATCAACCACTGCCTCAATATCTGCAATAAAGTCCGATGTTTTTTCTTTTAAAATCTCACTAATAGTTTTTTTAGTGATTGGTATTGAACCGCTATCTGATTCGTTAGATATAGCTTTTGTGCCGCGATTTACATAGTCTGCCAAATATTTTTCAAATAGTTTAGTGGCATTCCATTTTAAAGGAAGCTCTCTATTAGCGGATTGCCAGGCGATAGTTGCAGCTAATGCAGTATTATTAAATGACCATTCTGGCGCTTTCATTGCGAGTTTATAATCTTCTTTAGACAAATTTTCTTTCAAATACCGTTTAACTGTATAAATGATTTCTTTTTTATCTACTTCACAGCGAAGATATTCATTAAAATTATGAAAGGTGTCTACCGGTGCGGCTGCAATTCCAGTACTAGCTTTACGCGAATATACTTTTTTAACTTTTGCTTTTTTAGCCATAATAAACCCTCATTTATTTTGTTCATAATATATAATAACATAATTTAAATAAAATGTAAACGTTTATTTTATTTTATTTTCATCATCATCTAACGCCATGATTTCATCAATCTCACCATAGGCATCACGGGTATATTTGATACAATTATTACTTGCTAAATAAATAATTGTGTTATTAATAATTTCTTCAATATTATCGCTCTGATCTCTTTTGGCCCAAACATATCCAGTAAATGCTGCAAGACCTATAGTAATTAAAGCTAAGAAAAATACTGATATATCCATAGAAAAATTAATATCTAACATGTAGACTCCTTATTAAAAACTGTTTCAAATTTTTTATTAATTAAATGAATGAAGTTGCAATGGGATGGTATAGGGTTATTCATATTTCTATGATTATATGGATAATTCCATGTTTCTCCTATGAAAATAATATCTATAAAATATTTATGTAAAAGAAAAGAAAAAATTGACTCATTATTATAGCTATAATTTATTATGATATAATCCGCATAATGTTCCATCAAATTACTATTTTTTGATATGTCAATTAAACGTTTTGTTTCTTTTAAATTTTTCATATAATTTAGTTTTTGTATAGTTTTTTTATTTAAAAGTATAACCCCAGTATTAATTACATATTTTGGATATTGATCATTACTTCTATGGAGAGTTTTACACAAAGTATTCATTAATGCTTTTTTAGTAGAAATACTTCTTTTATTTGGAATATATGAAAGTGTGCCAGTTTTAATTAATGATTGTACATTTGATGCTAAATCATCTTCAAATCCATGCACATAAACAGTTTCGCTATTTTCATCTATAAAATCAAAAATATTTTTCTTATTTTGTATAAAAATATCCAAATCTATGTATAAAATATAATCATAAATGGCACTAAAATCATATATTAGTTTGTGCTTATAATGCTGTAATGCTTGATATACATCTTCGTACATTCCAAGAAGGGTTAATTCATTACAAAATTCTTTGAAATCATCCCCGGGTATTACTGAAATGTATTCTGCATCAATGCAGTTAGCGTATTCTTTATGATTATTTTGCAATAATTCGACATAATTATGCATGCGTCTATCTGGATTATTAGCATCATCATAATATATGCTAAAAATTAGTTTTTTCATATTAATTGTTATTCCGCTGATACATCTATTTCAGAAATTTCTTGTCTAAGTTTTGCAAATCTATCTCGATTTTTCCAATCTCCGCCGGTTATACCGCGCACACCATGAATACCAATTGTTGGCATAGCATAGTTCGAGGCTTGTTCTAATACGGCGGGATTGCCATGTTCATCAATAAAAGGATATTCTGTACCATTTTCAAAGCGGTTAGATTCAATATACGTATGGGTTGTAGCACCATACTCTTCAGACAATAATGCAATATCGTCAAGATGATCCTGGTTATGTTTGTGAATAACTGTTTTATGATCAATTTCAACTGCTTTACCGCCAGCCTCAGCTAATGCTTGCATATTAGCTAAAATTTTGGATAAAATTGTTTTGCGTCTATACATATTTTGCATTTCTTGATTAACGCCCTCGATTGCAAAACTAATCCGCAATGGATGGCGACCAACATATTTTTTAGCTATAAGACCAAGTTCTTTCCACCATATAACACTTCTTAAACTGCCATTGGTATCAATTCTAATATTAGCGTCAGTCTTACATTCATAAATATATTGTATTATTTTAGCAATGTCTTTTGCCATAAAGGGATCACCCCATGTGCCACAAATTTCCCATACATTAATCATAGAAATAATATGCGGTGGATATGCAGCTTTAAATTCATCTAGCGTCCATTGTACAAGTGGTAGCCAATCAATTTTACCTAATCCACCACTTTTATTATCAACTCTATGGCATTGCGGGCAACCCGCATTACAAAATGTAGAAATATCTAAAAATACCTGGAGTTTATTGTTTTTTAAAATATCGCTATATGTTGGCATAATATTATTTCCTTATAATGCATCAATACTGTTATTTATTAACGTTTTTAGGTGATGTTAAATACAATCCTTCGGTATGATTCATCGAAACAAATAATTCATTAAACATATGCGGAGATATTTGGATTACTTCATGACGATTATAGATTTCATTCCATTGACGGAAAAAAACTACATCATCACTAACTATAATTTGAAAATCTTCATATTTTGCATCATTATCAACAATAGTAATAACACTTGCATCAAATTCTTCTTCAATACTAAACATCGTCACGGTTTTCTTTAATTAATGTTTTTATTGTATTAATTTCGGCATTAAGTAAATCGACCTCGTGCCTTAGTGAAGACACAAGATCATTTATAGCATACATTTTTATTTCAAGATGTTTTGGATTAATCCCAGTCATTGTCAAACCTTGTTGTTTCATACAAAACTTCACCATAATATTCTTTTGCATATTTCGGTGCATCTGTATATTGATTAATATTAATAGTTGGTTTATTTATTTCTTTTTCAAGACTTGATTCTGTACGTACAGCCCGAGCATTTAGCATAGCACGACGAGCGGCCGCAGATTTTTTCTTAATAATTTCCATGCGAGCTGCGCGCGCAACGGCTTCTTTACGACGAGTAGCAATTTGCTTAATAAGGTCAATCCGCTCTGCTTGAGTTTTTGCGATCATGTTATAAGTTCCTTAGTTAGTTTCATTTATACATCTTTATAGCATATAAGAAAGGGAATGTAAACCCCTAAAATGCAATTAATCGAAATTAATTTCAATTAACCCCAATCTTTTTTATCTCCGAGTTCTTCATTACGTTCATAACCAGCAGTATATTGTAAGATTTCGTCATTTGACATATTATGCCACGTAATACATTCACCATTATTAGTACCATATGGCCACCAATGTGGATTATATGCGCGATGATAATAACTATCAGCGCCACCCCGATCAAATGGGCCACCATGACGAATCATCTCATTACTATCCGACCACGTAAGATCAAATTCAACACCATTATAAGTGTATAATTCTTTCTTCATAATATATACCCTTTAACTATTTTCATTTATTGTAAAAAAGTTTTTCAAAAATTGCGCGCATAGACCTCCGTTTTGACCGCAATTGCATTCGCAGCAAAGCTTTTTTCTTCCATACGTATTACATTAATCATTGAAAACTTTTCATTTGGGTTTTGCAACCTATTATAATAATGTTGAACTGAAGTGGCAGAAATTCCAGTTGCCCATTCAATCATTTCATAATTACCGTTTTCTTTGGCATAAGCTTTAACTTCATACTTGGTCATAATTATATTCCTTCAATTTTTTTAAATCCCATACCGGCACATAAGAAAAATTCTCCATTTAATTCAAAAATATCACCAACCGAAGAAGATGTTCCGTTATCACCTAAAACATCAACATACCGCTGATTGTTCCAAAGATTAGTCCATTCAAATGCTTCTTCAAGATTTTCTGTTTCAACTTCATATGCCGCAGTATAAAACTCTGAGAAATAATTAGCTTGAACCCGTTCGGCATCACCAAATTGCAACTGCATTTTGGCATCAAACTTTGGAACAGTCTCGTTGCGATTTATTGCATCAATTTCTGTTGGAGTGAGCTGTATTTGGTGAATAGTAATCATAGTAATTCCTCTATATGTTACATAGAATATAACATGCAAAAACAGGAATGTAAACACTAAAATACATTTTATTTGTATTTTATTTTAACTGAGACATTTTTGTATCAGTAATATGTTTTATATAATTTTTTAATTTTATCTAGCTCGGGATGTTTATGAATCCATTGACCGGTACTAGCATTAAATTCTTTTTTAAAAAATGTATCTAATTTTTTATTAGTAGTTTTTATTGAAGTATCTACTTGTAAACATTTTTTATCAAATTCTGCATCTGACATAATTTCAGAATTTTTAAATTCATAAGCATATGCAGCAATGCTTAATTTAATACGCAACCAAGTTTGAAATTCAATTTCAGTTTTTTGTTTGGGAGTATTGTGCATAAATTGTTCAAGAGACATATTACTTTTTTGCCCATTTGGTAATTGTTCCGAATGGTGTAATACTGATTTTTCGAGGTTCAAATAATTTAAAAATTTCTGCTTTTGGTAAATGAACATCACAATTATAATTTTTGCCAACATTATTTAGCCATAACTCATCAATAATATCTAATGAACTATTTACTAGTTGTGATCCACCAATAATCCAAACATCTTCATATTGAGATATTGTATTCATTCTTGATTTGTAAATATCCGGGCGTATAATTTCTACACCGTACTGTATTTTCATTTTAGAGGACACTACTATGTTATGTCTATTAGATAGCGGTTTAAATGGTAAACTTTCCCAAGTAGACCTACCCATAACAACAGTAGAACCATTAGTGGATTCTTTAAACCATTTTAAATCTTCACTATTTTTAGGCCACGGCAAATCATTATTTTTGCCAATTCCCCAATGTTTATCGTGGGCTAGAATTGCTCTAATCATAATTAAGTTAATCCATTAAGTAATTTTACTACTAATTCTTGGCTTTCGGCTATATGATATGTTGATCCATTTGAGGTAAAAATTCTGGTACATGACATATTTTCAACATTATCAGTATAAATTGCCATAATATGGTCAGAATTAAGATATATCTTATCTCCAACTCTACCTTCGGCCATATTTTCAAAACATATAAAACTCATATTATTTTTCTTCGTCAAAAAGACAAAAGCGAATACATTGCTCAGCAACGTTTTCACCATTTTTCCATGATTCTGGAAGTGTTTTAGTAAACCACTCATGTTCAACAATTTCTTCGAGTGGTTTGTTTTTAATATTTAAATCATGAGCATTTTTTTTATACTCATTCATAAGATGCCCGACTTGCCAATCCGCAAATTGGGTACGGTATTCACTATTACCAAGATAACAACATGGCAATACTCCACCATCCGGATTAACTAAAATACGGTTATTTTCCATCCATTGGCATTTTACTTTAATTTCGCCACTTTCAAGCCGAGCACAGTTCTCATCGCTTATAATATAATCTCTATTATATTTTTTCATGCTTTATAAATTCCGGTTAATTTTGTTTCAAATGCTTCAACTTTTGCCAATCTATTAGGCCAAAGAATATATTCTTTTTCGGGATTTGCTTTTAAATTATTTAAAAGCGGAATAATTGCATTATATAATGCGTCTAATTTTTCTTGTGTACTTTGTGCGTTAGCTGATACTGATTGGGTGGTCGCCTGCAATTCTTGTACTGCCTGCAATTCGTCTTCGTCAACAGCAGTAAATCCGAAATCAAATAAATCATTCATTATTTTTAGCCTTTTCATCTTCTTCTCTGTATTTACGCATTATATACGCGTAATAAGATTCTCTGGGTTCTTTATTGACCATATGGAACGTCCACATAGACAGTATCACCAACAGAATAAAAAGAATCTGAATAAATATAGCCACGCAAATTCTGGCGCTTCCAATGAATAATATATGTATATGATTGAGTTTCTACCGGAACATTAACTGTAGTACATACAGTTTCTGAACGATATCCAGATACAACCCGTTTATTACTGGTTTTATCTGCAGCAATAACAGCGCCAAAAATTGCTCCGGCCGCGGCACCTTTATCATTTCCGCTAACACCTTTACCAAGCAATCCACCAAGAATCATTCCAGCAAGAACATCTCCGCTATTAGATCCAGACTCAATATTGCGATAAACTGGAACATTTTGTAATGAGCATTGTTTTTGGTTTTGATATGATGTTTGCACTTGAGTAATTTTTTCAACATGCCAGACTTTAGCTGAACGTGTTACTGCAAATGCCGCAGTACTTGCAAGACTGGCTATAACAGCCAATGGTATAAGTGATTTTTTCATAGCAATTTCCTCATATGATTTAATTTATTATAACAAATAAAATACAGGATGTAAACAGTTAATTTCACTTTTATGAAAATAAAGTGACCCACAATTTCTGCAGGCCACTTTACTATTATAAGAGTACTGCTAAAGTGGCTGGACCAGCAATACCATCAGCAGTTAAGCCATTTGCGGCTTGCCATTCTTTTAATGCGCGCTCAGTGCCTGGACCAAATACGCCATCCGCACTAATACCCAAAGCTTCTTGCATCATTCCAACACCTGCGCCCTTGCAACCTTTACGTAGCACACCGATATCATCTACATCAAAATCATCATCACCAGCATCTTCGCTAAGTGAAACCGGATTACCAAACACTTCCATTGCTTTTGAATATCTGCTTTGACGATCCGCAAGACCAATATTTCCGCCGTTAATTTTTTTTGTCATTTTCACAACGTCATCAGTATCTGCAATAGCATTGAGGTTATTGGCATCCCAGAACCAGCACGCTGACTCTACAGCGCCCTTAGGTGTTGCTACATAGATTGCAGCTTCTTCTGCACTAATGCCAATGCTACGGCCAAATTTGGTATAATTTTCGCGACCAGTTAATTGCTTAAGCCCACGACCCCGAAATAACCAACCATCACCTTCATTAACATTGCCCATTTTATATTTGCGGAATTCATCCATATAAACATAATTAGCAATTTTTTCGGGATTACGAGCATAATCAGCAGCATTGCGTTTATGTGGAGCTGAGCCAAAATAACGTCCAAACACTGCGTTGAGCGCTTTTTCACTATAGTTTAAATTTTCTGATAATGAGCGGAAATTATTAGATTCATGTGCACACTGAGAAATAAAATGCGCAGCCCGTCGTTCAGTAGTAATATCATATTTGGGCATTATAGCAACTAACGCTTCATACCAAGAATCAATATCTTTATTACCGGGAATTAGCTGTGCAAGTTGTTCTTTTTGTAATTCAAAACTCATGGTTTATATCCTTTTCAATTTTATAAATTGTTTTTCAAGTTAGCTTCTATATTACTTATATATCCATCAATTGAATGATCAGTTAGTGGATCGGCTGCTCCGGATGTCCAAATACCATCCAAAAATTCTTTTAATTTAAATAAAAGATTGCTTTTACGTTCAACGCCTTCGGCGTCAAAATAACATTCTGTGCCATGGTGCTTATATCCCATAATTGCTAATGGAACCCGGCAAACAATATCATTATTATTTACCCATCTCATATGTGGGGTTTGCAGATTTTTAGTATAGCCCTTTAATCCAACTCGTGGGGAGCCAAAGGTAAAAATTGCCATAGGATCGGATAAGTGTGCTGCATTAAAACATCTTGAAGCCATAATGGTAGTCATGCCAGCCCCTAAGCTATGCCCAGTAAACCAAAGATCTCTATTTTTAACCGCGCCCACTCTAAGTTTAGATTCTAGTAATGGCCATAAATCATCTGCTTCCGATTTAAATCCAGCATGAACTCTACTTTTAGATTCCGATTTTACTGGCCATGCATTTAAATCTGCTTTTAAATCATTTAATTCAGTTGGTTCTGTGCCACGACAAGCAATAACAGTATCATCAGCACTTTGAAAACGATAAGCTTGTGCTCCATCAGCATTATAAAATTCAGCAAAATAAAAGCCTAATTTTTTACTTTCAATCTTAGCTTTAGTGGGCTTCATATATGCAATTTTTGAAAGCTTTGCAAATAATAATGCTTGTTCATATTTTGACATATTTCTTATCATTTTTCTGTCCTTATAAAGTAAGTATTCTACTCTTATCTATTGTAACTTCATCAACATTTTCATAATAAACAGTTTCTTCTTTTTTTACAGTTTTTGGTTTAGTAGAATTTTTATATTTTTTGAATCCCATATTTGCAGCAATTAATAGTAAAACTGCAAGTGGATCAAATACAGAAATAATAATAATTATTACCCATCTGACAGCTTCTTCTAATAAATCTTCGGTTGCATCTTCTCTATAAATGAATTCTGCAATATATTTTACTGGTCCAACTTCAGTTTCGTATTTACGGTATTCAGATTCTAAATTAAATTTTTCCACATATAAAGATTCTATTTCGGAATTTTTTGCGATAATAGCAGCTTCTTCAATTGTAATTGCATTAGTATTATCAGTAGTAATTCCAATTGATAAACTATTTCTTAAGCTAACAATTAAATTTTGACTTGCTAATATTTGGGCATTTACAGTCTCTCGTATTTGGTCTATTTTAACACGGGCTTCATTAATTTTAGCACTTTCTGTGTTTTGTAATTCTTTAATTGTATTTTGAGCTATAACTCTTTTATCCCTATTCTGAATAACAAGCGTATTTTCAATATTATCAATTTTTGCTTGTATATCATTTTGAACATTATTTAATTCTTTACTAGAATCTTTTCTGATATTGCTAATAATATCTAATGCTTCTTGTTTTGAGTTATTTATTGATATCGACTGATTTCCTCTCAAGTCATTAATCAAATTGGCTAGCCGCTGTTTTTCATTATCTAACGCTGTTTGTGCAATTGATCTTAAATCTAAAATTTGATTTTGTAATTCAATAATTCTTTCTCGCTGAGATTCTATCCAAACATTATAAGCATTTCTAGTATTATTACCAAATAGCCCATCAGAGGTAACACCAATCACTGCTTGGCCTTGCTGTATTTTATCTATATCTTTACTCTGTAGATTATTTGTTACTATAATAATTTGATCTTCAATTTTTGCTATTTGAATTGCAATAAGTTCTGCTGAACTATTATCAATTTTTAATGTTGATAGTTTTTCTTCGTATGCAGCAGCAGTTTCGTTTATTGTTTTTAATTCATTATTAAGCAATTCTATTTGGCTTAAATATGGCGCAGTTTTTTCTTCAATGCTAGAAACATCAGCATTATTTAATTCTTTTCTATACTGATTAGTTAATGCAACCAATCGAATTAATTCATTATCAAGACTTTCAATATCCGCTTCAAAAGATGCAATTCTCTTCTGGCGATTAGAATTTTCGGTTTCAATAATTGCTAATTGTTCATTAATTTGTGGTTCAACTCTGGCATATGCATTGTTGATACGAAGTTGTTCTTTATCTAGTTGTTCTTGTATAGCATCATTATTAGCAAAAGCATTTTCTCCTATAGTTATAATCTTTTCTTCGGATCGTGCTATAGCAGTTTTTAATCTAGCAATATCTTCATCAATTCTTTCAATTTTAGCCAATCCATCTTTAGCGCCGGCAGTTTGCTCAATATGAGCTTTAGACAAGAAGCCAAAAATACCCATGCTTGTAATAAACATAAGCAGCACTACCGAAAGTGTTAAATAAGATTTTAAAAGAAATGGGGTATTTTTCCAATTATCATATAACCAAGTAGCAGTTATAAGTTTACCAGCCTCTAATACGCCACCCATAATAGCAACAGGAATAATAGCCGCTGCAAATATTGAGGTTAACCCAATTATTGAATAATATGCTGCAACTGCAGCAATTGCTAATGAGCAAATAAATGCTAAAATATTAATAAACATTAATGACTTTCGTATATAAGTAATGTATACTTATTTATATATTAAAAGCTGTTAAATTATGCTTTTTCGCCCAAAACAAATACGCAACCAGCTTCGTAATTGGGCGGAAAAAATTTACCATCTCCGCCTAGCATTAAAGATAATACTGATCTATTGTATATACATTCATCAGGAGTAGCATATAGACCAATAGTCGATGCGTCTAACTTACCGCTAACAAATACCACATAAACTAATGCCCACATTTATTTAATCCTTTAATCCCATAGATTTTCATAGAAACGACCAAATAATTTAAATCCATCAGTCATTCTACCTTGATGCGCTATAGCATCTTCATTATCCCATTTATAGTCATATTCAGATATCCAACAATCTTTGCATTTTTGTTCAAACGCCCAAATCATTTCGTCTAAAATATTGTCCCATTCTTCTTCACTTAATTCATGTGGATAACTATGCTTTGTTTCTTTTAGCTGTTTAAGCATTGGTAATATAATCAAAG